GTCAGCTCACTAACGACCTGACCAATTGCACTGGTGTTCGCTCCACCTGCGGTAACGGTTACAGCACCTGCGCTTGTAACGGTGCCAGCCAAGGTGCCCGCTGTTCCACCTGCTGTTGAGGTGACATCACCAAAAGCAGGAACTTCACCGACTGTTGGAGCGGAGGTTGGGATGGTGTCTCCAACGGTGTAGCTGTTGGCAAAGCTAAAGGAGTTACCGCTTGTCACCTGGGACGGTGTAACGGTGGTCAACGCACCAACGCCCGCAGTGTGAGCACCCAAACCACCAACAACACCAGCAGTAGTGCCATCGGTAGTCGAGACGCCTGAACCTGAAATGCTGTAGCTGTTCCCAACTCGGATAGCGCGAGTAGAAGCACCACCGACCTCCAGTTGTACTGAGCTTTGAATTTTGTGGGTTAAATCAGCTTTAGCAGGCAAAGCGGCTGCCAATGTGATGCCCAATACCAAAAGTGAGCGCTTCATTTGATGCCAGCTTTGGTGTCTTTGTTATCGACAATAGTCGGCTTCTTATTTGCATTGCCATTGGACTTACGTTCGATGCCAAAGGAAGCCATCGCGCCAGTCAGTAGCGAGGCAACGAAGGTGTTGTCCATTTTCATCTGGGGGAAAAAGCCCAGATAAGAGACGGTGAGCAGCGTGGCGCTCCAGACGAGTACAGCGCATTTGACGAGATCCGCAACGCTAACCCCTTCTTTTTGGTCGTCGTTTGTAGGCTCTGTCATGATGAAGCAAGGGCTAGCGGCGGGTCATGGTTGAAGTTTGGGCCGCCGTTGCTGGTGCGTCAATAACAGTGGCTGGCTTGGGCGTTTCAGGTATCAACCGCCAAACACGCTCTGGTCAGGATTCGTTAATTCGTCTGACGACTGCTGTGGATAACTTGTCCAGCAGGCTCGACATCTTGCATCAAGACATCAAGAGTAAGGATGCTGAGGTCTTTGGCCGTTTGAGCACATTGGAGCGTTCAGTGGCGAGGCTGGAAGGTCACAGCGATAGGCACTAACGTATAAGTGATATTCAAGGCAGTCTCATGCTTTTGATTCTCAAGCCATTCGTAATGACGATGTGGCGCTCCAGAGCATTTAAGGAGCTGATCGTGGCGATGCTGGAGAATTGCTGTTGCTAGCCATGGGTCTTGCCCTACTGCCGTTTTTCCAGTTTTTCCGTGGCACGCCCCATCAGCTGGCTGCAATTAAACAACTTGAGGAGTCAATGCCAGCGGAACTATTGGAGGAGCACGAGGCTGACTGGTTTCAGGCTTGGAAGGAGAGTGGGTATGACCAGCAAGTCTTCATGCCTTACTTCAAGCAGCTCGACAACAAGACTGGAACGGGATACCGCGAGTGCTTCAGCTCAGCATCTGCGATGGTGGCAGCGTTTTACAAGAAGGTTCGGACAGATGATGAGTACAACGAGATCCGCGCCAAATACGGAGACACCACATCAGTAGAAGCTCAGTTAGCAGCGTTACGGAGCCTTGGCTTGGAAGCTGAGTTCCGTAAGGACGGTGACTCTGACATGGTGGAACTGGAGATCGAAGCAGGCAGACCAGTGTTAGTTGGCTGGTTACACGCCGGAAACATGCTTCTAGGCGAACCACCCATGTGCGATGGCATGGGCTGTGGTCATTGGAGCGTGATCAGCGGTTATGCGGGCAAGAACAGCAACGATCCAGAGTGGATCATGCAAGATCCTCGTGGCTATCCCGAAATGGAAAAGGGTGGGCATAGCAATCCGCATTTGGGACGTAACGTCCGAGTAAGGCAAGCTGCGTTCTATCAGCGTTGGCAATCTGAAGGGCCAAAGACTGGCTGGGTGATCCTCGTTAATGAGTGAGTTTTATTGGGTCTGGGCGTTTATAAGTGCGTTTTGGACCACGGTTGTTGTGCAGTGTGCCAAGCCTGTGAACTGGGATCAGTGTTCACGGGTTAATGACTGGCTTGTGCCATGGGTAGTTGATGTTATCGACATGCACAAAAACGGTGCGTACCATTCGGAAAGAAAGATACTGAAACATTCAGATGGGCTGGGCAACTTGGATGCAGATCAAGCCCTCTCACGAGGAACTATTCGAGATTGAACGCAGCGTTAGAAACGTTCAGAACTGCAACGACGAGGAGCAACTCAAACTGATCTGCGCCTCACTTGTCCGTCAGAACTTTCATCAATCAAAGCTGCTAAGCCAGGCCGTAGGTCGAATCGGAGAGCTTGACGCAAAGATTGCGTGCTGGGACTAAGAGCCTCTGCCGAGAATCTTGGTTCGGTAGTACCGCACGCATGACTCGTAATACCAGCGTGCCTTCCAGTCGTGCGCGAAGTAGCGAACTGTTCCCCCCTGCGTGACACACCAAAGCGTCATCCCGTCTCTCTCTACCTGCTCGATTGTCGGTTTTGTCATAGATCTGTGCAGGCAGGCCGTCATAGATCTGGCCTGCCCGATTTTTAGCTCAGAAGCTCATAGATCCCGCTTCTTGCTTCGGCGGCAATGTGAAGTCGGACACGTTCAGCTCCAAGCTTTTGCCCTCGCTGCCGTCTTTTTTCTCATAGATCCGCACTTTGGCTGATCCGGCCACGGTGATGCGGTCTCCTTTGTGAAGGTAGTTCATCACGGTGTCGGCACGCTTGCCCCAGACAGAGCAATCGATCCAAGTGGTCTCGTCTTTGCCGGTGCGTGCGGCGATGCTGAAGCTGGCAACTTGAGTGCTGCCGACTTCCTTGAGTTCAGGGTCACGGCCGAGGTTGCCGTGCGCGGTCATGTTGAGCATTACTTTCCGTTGAAAAACTTGGTGATGATGATGCTGAGCGCCTGGTTGGCGTTGTAGTCGCGGGACTTCATAAAGTGCCGCAGCTTGTCGGCTAGGTCAGATTCCAGCCGAACCTGAAAGTGATTAGAGCGGCGCTTGTCGTCCGCCACCGCTTGTTTTGTCTTTTCATCAGGCATTGCGCTCGAAGTAATCGTTGATCCAGGTTTGGTGTTTGATGGAGGTAATGGCCTCGGAGACTCTGCCGTTAGGAGGCAGAGGGAAGACGGCGGTGAACGCTTGCATGAATGGCTGCAGTTCCGACTCATTTATTTCTTTCAGAGTCCCAAGCAAAGCCTTCAGTTCTTGAGGATCAATCGGTTGATCTTCTGGCTTGATGTTTGGCACTGCAGGTGTCGGCTCAGGTGTCGGGGCCGGCGTCATAGATCTTGCCTTTTCAGGCTTTTTCATAGATCTTGCAGGCTTGGGCTCCTCCTCCCTATGGGGGTTCTCAACTTCTTCACGTGCCCACAACTGCCATGCCAGCCCAAATGCGGCGGCGGAGGCGGTGCAGAGGCAGCGCCGATGTGAGTCCGTCAGATCGCGGGCGCTGATCTTGTCAAAGGCAACCGCGTTGTTTCGGTTGTCCATGATCGCCTGCGGAAAATGCGGCGTTGTCTTGCCTTCGCTGCTGATGAAGTAGCCGACGACATAACCGCTGCCGTTCGGTGCTTTCCAGACATGACCGCCGCCGGGTGCGCTGGCTAGGGCGAACTGCCAGCCTGGGGCGTGCTCGTGAAGCAGGTGCATTGTGCGGCACCAGTTCACATAATCAGCCTTGTAACTGCCAGATCCTTTCTGGCTTACATCATCGGTTGTGATGACACCGCCGAGGTTAGGAAATGGCTGTGATGGTGATGATGGCGCAGGGGGATTCGTGGTTTCCAGAGACATAACGTCGTTGAGAGGTGAGGTGAACTATCTGGGCGTCGTCGTCATAGACCACGCCTGTCAGAGCATCCTCTACAGCACGCACAAGTTTCGACAAATCACCAATCCTCCCAGTGCAATGTTGGGGGGCTGATGGCTTGAGGTCGCCGTTGGTTCTGTAGTGAGCTTTGGGCCGGTTGAATACAAAGACTGCATCCATCCAGATTGCCTCCCCCATCATGGCATGCCAGCCCTCAGGAAGCAACTCCATAGCCAGATGTCTTACGTCCTGACGCCATGGCTTGCATCGTTTTGATGACTCGACCATGACGCCTTTTCCGACATGCCGCTTACTTCCTTGCGGCGCAGGTTTGCCGGGAACTGTGAGCGAAAAGCTACTGAGGCAGTTGTGAGTAGGCGCGATCAATAGCCGAGTTCAGCAACGCTTTAGCGAGCTTAGACGCAGAAAGTTTATTCTGTTCATACTCGATAAACTCACCGCCGACTGTGACGTTTGTCATGTTGCCAGTTGTGGCCTCTGAAAGTGCTTTCAATTTTTCGGCACGAGACTGGTCTAATTCGAGACTGAGAGCTTTCATAGATCAAGAATGATTTTGAAATGAAGCGCGTTTACCTTAGGACATTTGCCCAAAATTGCCACGGCGCTTCTGTTCGCGCAGCTTGAAGAAACCTCGTAGATCTGGGTATTGATCCATCAGGTCACGGGCCGCGAACGCCGTGTAATTGTTGTTGATCTTGAGGCCCAGGTCGCCAGTGCTTGCTCTGGTCTCCCAGCGCAAGATATGAAAAAGGCCATCCATCGAATAACGAGAATGACCGGCGGTTTTCAGTTCACGAGCAAG